CATCAGGGACGGGGGCGGTGTCGTGACCGGGCAGGGGACAGGCTTGTGAGCGCAGCCGCCCAGCAAGGTCACGACCACGCCGGTCAGCAGCACCGAGTTTCGCTTGTAGGTCACGCTCTACCCCCTCGCGCCTTGCGATATCAGCCTTGTATGCCTCATGATCCGCAGCCAGAGCCTCTCTCGCGGCCTTCTCAGACTTGGCGATATCAGCGGACCAGTCTGCCCTGACAGCCGCAGAGCCAGCGTCACGGCCCGTCCGGTACGCATACTGGAACCCGAACCACCCGGCAGCGAGTAGGGCGACGGCAACCGCCGCCCAGACCTTCACGCCTGCGGCTCGCCCTTGCGCTTGGCCAGCACCGACCAGACAGCAGCAGCGATCGTGGCAGCAGCGCCACCCACCGCAGCGATGGTCTCGGCATCCGCGATGCCCTTGCCCACCAGATAGCCACCGATGGCGGCAACGACAGCACGGACAATGCCCGCAACTTGTTCAGCAGTCATGATTCACCTCGCTCTGTAATACGATCAGTTGACGGATAACCGGACAGATTTCGCTCTAGGATGCTGGAAATGCGGGAACTCGCGGAACCGTTTCCACCGTCCCGCCCACTCAAGCCCAGCCGCCTCGCCAAGTTTCCCGACCTTCTGCCAGACCGGAGCGGTCGCAGACCAGATCGGCTTACCATTCACCAGCGGCACGATGTCTACGGCCAGACTTGCAGGCTTGCCGTTGAAGCGGAAATTGTGCATCGACTGGCCGGGCTTCGCATTCGTCACCTTGAGACCGGGCTTCGTGCGCCCCTGCGCGTACAGTCGCGCCTGCTCCTCGTCACTCCGGTAGGTGCAGGTCACAAGGATGTCGATGTCGTCATGCTTGCACGCCGAGAGAAACGCATTTACGAGCGGACGCATCAGCGGGTGCAGGTCCTCAAGTCGGCGACTGGTCATGTCAGCCGATCCCGACAGCCCGCAGCAACGCCATGCCACCGACCGTGATAGCCGCCACAATGGCGCGGTCGACCCACTTGGCCGAGTGCGAACTCTCCCACCCGGAACGTTCCAGCTTCTCAACCCGGCGCTCGATGCGCTCAATTGCCGTGAACGCACGCTCCATCGCTTCTGCCGTCTGCAACTGGTTCTGCTCCACAAGCGCAAGTTTCGTGATGGCATCGGACAACTTGCCGAGCGCCGTCTTGATCTCGCCCACGTCTTCGTGCAACAGGTTAAGTCTAACCGCAAGGATGTCGGAATCGTTCGCCATCGATTAAATCCCGAGCACTTCACGCCGAGGCGCAGAAGCCGCAATCTGCTCGGCTCTGGCAAACCGCTCCGCAGCCTGACCAGCAAGCGGAGCCGCCGCGAGAAGCTGCTGCATCTGCGCGGCCTGCTGATCTGCCATGTCCATGGCCTCGAGCTCCTCGTCCGTCCGCAGCGCCTTGGCCGGGACATTGTTCGCCTCGGCAATGACCTTGAGTGCCTGGTCAGCGTTGATGCGCCGCAGCACCTTGATGTCCCCCGACGCCTGCGCCACCGGCAAGATCGCCTCGATGGTGCGCAGGATGCCCGCAGCCTCTTCGGCACGCATCAGCCGAGCGAGCGGGCCGGTGTACTTCGGCAGAATCTCACCACCCGCCATCACATAGTCCATGAGCTGCGGGGGCGGCTCGGGCAACGCGCCCGACGCCGAAAGCAGGTCCAGCTCGCGCTCGATGATGGGGCCGATGAACTCCGACTGCTGCCGACCCATCGTAGGCCCGAGCAGCGCACCCTTCTCCTGGGCTCGTTGCATGACCTCGGTCGCCGTCATCACGCGGGGACTCTCGACCAGAATCTGGAACAGCGTGACAAGGAACGAATCGTTTACCGCCCTGCGCTTCTGGTCGGCCATCTCCATCCCGATCGGCAGGTTCCCGCCAGTCATCAGGGGTTGAACCAACGGCGTCCCATCTTCTCGGAGGTAGCCGTAGTTCAGTGCATTGGGACGCACCGAGAAGGCATTCAAGGCCCCCTCCTCGGACAGGATGAGCGGCGGGTCGACCATGCGGTGCGCCATCCGAAGCATGGTCTTTTCCATTTCCTGCAGGGACTTGATGTCGGCCAGAGCCTCCATCGCAGGTGACCGCCCATAAATCTCACGCGGGCCGGTGACATACCGACCCACCGCATATGGCATCGAGCGATAGCCCGACTCTGCCAGCAGCGCATCACCCTGACGGGCGACATAGCGCGACATGAACTGCATTCCGTCCGCACCGGCCTTGCCCGACTTATACCCGTCGTTCGGCTTGACGCAGTGGATGAACTCAAACATGTCGTTCGCTTTCGCATCTCCCGCAGCCTTGATGCCTCGCGGGAGCTTGTCAGCCCAGCCCGGTACCTGCATCGCCTGCCGCGCCGTCAACTGGAAGCAGCGATACACCGTGTCCACCCGACCCGTATGGTCGAGGTCGATGACGATCTCGGAAAGCGGGATTGCGCGGTACCGCAAGGTCACGCCTGGAATCTCGTCGATGAACAGCGCCGAGGTGCCGAACGCACCGAGACTCATGTAGCACTCGAACACCTGCGAGGCGAAGTTGGCGGTCGGCGCATACCGCTGCCGAAACAGGACATCGCGCAGGGAATCGCACCACCGCTGCACCGCCACGTTCTCATCGAGCTCGGGGATGCCGGTATGCAATCCGTGCCACATCTGCGTTGCTGGTGTCAGCATCGAGTCCATCGCGGCAGAGAATCGGGGCAACGCTCGCTGCGCCGTCGAGTCGAATATCTTCTCCGACCGCTTCTCGCCCGGTGTGCGCTGGCCGGTCATCTCGGCCATCGACGGCCAGACGCGCTCGGCAACTTCCTGCCAATGGTTCTCCCAAGTGCCACGAGCGCCCTTCAGCCGGTCGTAGCCTTGCAGCACATCCATTGCGCGTGAGTCAGCCATTGGTTATTCCCACAGCAAGAAGTAGCCGTTCTCGAGCGTCAGGTTGTCACCGTTCTCGGCCACGAGATTACCAACCGGCTGATCGTCGCCGGTACCATCACGCCGCAGCGTCCGGTCGGCGGTACGCTCCTGACTTCGCGGCCATGTGCGCATCAGAAGTTCGGGCTCGGGATGCGCAACGCCATGGCATAGACAGCGGTCGCGGTCGCAATGTTGCAGCGAATCTCACCCGCACCCAGCTCGAAGATGCCACCGCCAGCAGCCGTCAGGGTCGTGTCCGCTCCGACATCCTGTGCGGTGCCGTTTGGCCCCTTGCACTCGAGCTTGACCGTGCCGCCACCGAAGGTTGCCTCAACACGGAACTCGCCACGACCACCCGGCCATGCGATCCACGCGCCGGTCGCGCTTGCGTTCGATACGAGAACAATGCCTGTAGCCATGATTTTCTCCGATTAGGCCGCTACGGCCTTAATGACTGCGAACGTGATGACAGGCGTATCGGTTCCGGCAGTAGGGATCGTGCCGTTGTCGATGTTGCCGACTGAGATGGTGCATTGACCGGCGCTGACCGCGACCACCTGGGTGTTGTAGTACCTGGCCGTTCCAGGGTTCAGGCCGGACTTGATGTTCGTCACCACCACGTCACCGGCCTCGATGGCGCTGTTCGTCAGCACGAACAGGTCAGCCTCGTGACCGGCGATCGACGCAGCAAAGAGCGTGACCTGACCGCAGATGGCATTCAGCGTCACCCCGGTCGTGCGTGAAGTTGCTTGCGTGACCACTCCACCCGCGCCGGTCGCGTAGCCCACACCGCCAGAGGCCGAGGTGGACTTGACCGAACTCGCCGCCGTCACCGCACCGGCCTTGGTCACTTGGAACCGAGCAGCACCGCCCACCAACAGGTTGAGCAGCATCGACCCTGCGGCACTGGCCGTGTCTGTGACATCCATCTTGATGGCCGAGAAGGTCGTTGCGACGTTGTTCCAGACGTTCACCAAGTCGCCCACCGCAGCACCGGCCAGCGCCTTCGCCGTGACCTTCTTGGTCTCGCTTGAGCCGACATCGACGATCGGCAGGACATCGACCGGCGAGTCGAGGTCAGTCTGCGCGAGCGAACTGAACTGCGTGATCTTCTTCGTCGCCATTACATGCCGCCGCCCAGCAATCGGGTCGTAGCAACGCCACCCATCTGCTGGGTCTTAGGCGTGGACATCATCGTGGCAGCACGCCCGCGCCGCCGACGCAGCCGGGTGGACTCAATCTCGCGCTGCTTCGCCACATCGATTTCGGGAGCAGGCGGGGGCGGCTCGATCTTCGGCATCTTGGGCTTGAACAGACCGGACATGGCGCACCTCACGGCAGACTTTGGCGCGAGTCTATCCGAACACCGAGTAATCTGCTACAGCCACCCCCGGACCAGCCCGCCGCACCGTCCCACGGAACGGCCTGCGACCCTTGGCGAGGTACCGCAGAGCATCGGCGTAATGACTCGTCCAGTCGTGCAGCGGCCTGTCCTTGAACCGCTGCAGCCGATCGTCGTACTCGCGCCGGTACTGCCGGATGGCGTCGATCGCTCGGGTCATGCGAGCCGCTGCGTCCTCGGCAGTCTCACCGGGGAACGGGTCGGGTGCCTTGTTCCACTCGACCACGGGCAGCATCTGGCGCACCGCCTGGATGCCATCGTCCACCGAATCAGCCTCGAGCACCCGTGGCTTGAGGCCATACCCTGCCGCTGTCTCGAGCCGGGACTTGCCAGACCCCCACTCCTTTACCGCCCCATCGTGAGGCCAGATGTGGTCACCGTACACATAGTCCATGGCGAGGAGCTTCTTCGCGTACCACTCTAGGCCAACGCCGGAGCCTTCCAGCACGTTGATGATGCGGATCTTGTGACCGACGAACTGGTAGAACCAGACCACCGTCGAGTCGCCGATGCCGATGTCCCATGCCGTCCCGACCGGCTGGCCGACGATGTGCGGGAACTCGCCAGATCTGCTGCCCTGCTCGGCCTTGAGGATGGCATCGCCGTAGTACGCACCGGGAATGTCGGCATCGAAGTCGCAGTAATACTCCTGCCGGATGATGGCCTCGGCTTCCTTCTCACCGCGCTCGACCCGCAGCTCCTTGCGCTCTCGGTCGATGATGTCCTTCGAGATCGCCTTGGTGTCCTCGACCGTCAGCACCTGACCGAACCACTCCGGGTCTTTCCGGGCGTAGTCCACCAGACGGGCAAAGTGATTCCGACCTCGAGGTGTCGAGATGAAGATGGCCCAACCGCCGTTCTCGGCGAGGATGGGACGCAAGAATGCCCAGGCATTCGGGTCGGCGAGAGCGTACTCGGAGAACACCACCCCCATGGGCGGCGAACCGATGAGGCTGTTGTAGTTGTCCGAACCCACGACCTGCCAAGTCGAGCCGTTCTTGAACCGGATGAACATGTCCTGCTCTCGGGTCGTCTCGCGCAGCTCGGGCGGGAACGCAGCGTCGATGCGCCGCCGTCCGGTATGCGGGTCCACCGCGTCCCAGATGGCCTTCCTGGACTGGTTCGCCTGGGGAAGCATGTGCCAGATGCCGCCCACCCGCTGCATGGCCGACACAGCAGCCCAGTGAAGGCTCAGGTCATCCTTCCCCGATCTTCGGTGCCAAGAAAGGGCCAACCGCTTGCAGCCGCCCTCGAGCGCGGCCCACGCCGGCATCTGGTATGGGCGCGGTCGCCAGCCATTAGCCGGCAGCGTTACTGTCGGCATCCGTCATCCGCACGACATTGACCGTCAGGCCGACGTTACCCGAGTGCTCGACCTCGGCCTTGTCCCCGTACCGCTTGGGCAGGAACTTGGAGGCAAACCACTTGCGGGCGTCGAGCTCGACCCGCGCTTGCTGGGCATCGATGACCCCGTTCCGCATGTCCTCGATGACCTGCTCGGCCTTCTCGACCTGATCCTGAGCAAGTGCTTCCAATGCGCGCGCGTAATTGTCACCAGCCGTGACCTTCAACGCCGCTGCTCGGAAGGTTGCCCGATTGATGCCGACCTGTAGACAGGCGGCGTTCTCCGACATGCCGTCCTCGACGAGCGCGAGGACTGCCTTGACCTGTTCTGCTCTGTCCGGCATCACTTAGCCATCAGCTTGCGTGCTGCCATTCCCTTGCCGGCGCTCTTGGCTGCCTTGCGAGCCGTGCTCATGGCGATGGCAACGGCCTGCTTCTGCGGGCGACCGGCACGGAGCTCGGCTGAGATGTTGCGCGAGATGGTCTTCTGGCTGTATCCCTGCTTGAGCGGCATGTCACTTTCCCTTGTTGCGGTTGCTGATTGCCTTGGCCTTCGCCCTGGCGTCTTCCTTCGAGCTCGCTCCCCATGCCTTGAGGGCGAGGGCGAGGCGTGTCGGCTTGCCGTCCTTCCCGACCATTGGGCCGGGAGCATTGCCCATTCTGGCGAGGAAGCTGGCGCGTCTCGGGTTATCCCCTGACTTGACCGGAGCCTTGAGGTTCATCCCCTCGGCCTTGGCAGAGCGGCGACCGGCCTCGTTGAGACCGCCCTTCGGGTTCTGCCCTGCCTTTCTCTGCCATGCCGGGGTCTTCATCCACCCACCTCGATCTGATAATCCTGCACCGGCCTCGGCGGGCCACCCGGTACGCCACCGCCACCGCGAACCGGCAACGGACCACCGAGACCCGCTGCGGCGATCCCGGCGGTAGCCCTCGGCGCAAGTCTTGGCACCCTGCCGACGGCTCCTCCCAGAATTGCACCACCTCTCCGGCGACGAAAGCCGAACAGATCCTCGCCTTCCTGATCGCCGTTATCTCCGAGCAGCTGCGCCTTCACCGATATCGCGCCGTCTTGGCCGCAACCTTCTTGGGCTGCGGTACAAACTGTTTGCCCTGCGCCTTACCCTCGCGCTTCGCCCGAGTGGTTGCCGCATATTCGGCTGAACTCAGAGCCTTGATTGCCGACTCTGGCAGATACCGCTCGCCGGTCTCGCTCGAGGGCTTGCCGCTCTTGGTGCGCCACTTCTGCTCGCCCCAAACCTTGAGGCTGAACTGCGGCTTCTTCACTTGTAACCACCGCCTTTGGCCTTGTACATCTTCGCCAGGAGCTGCGCCTTTCGTGCGCTCCATTGTCCAGCCGCCGTACCGTGCGTCGCCTTCGCCATGATCTGACTGAAAAGCCCTTTGCGCATCTCAGGCTTCGTGTAGTTGCCAGCCTCGTTGACCTTGCTCTTGCCTTTCATGCGGCCTCCGACGGCCAGTCATTGTCAACTACTACCCTGCGCTTGACTTTCGCACCACGCACGAACTCGACCTTGGCCGGGGGCGGCGGCGGCTCCGGGTTGCACTCCGGACACCGTACCCACCCGCCCAACCCGTCCGCGACCCATCCGCTGCCAACGCAGTTAAGACAGGTTGCGACAGAATCAGTCATGCCCCAAGTCTACCCCCCGCTTATCGTTCGGGCAACTCGCCGCGAATTAGGGGCAGAGCGTCCTCGAGACGCATCACCACGAGCCAGCCCTTGCCGTCGCCCCGGCAGGCGACCACCGGGATGTCGCCGGGACCGGATGCACGGACGGCCTGCTCGACCCATTCGTGGACGGCGATGCCCTTCCTGCGCTTGACCTCCCAGCGAAACTGGCCGGTCGTGATGTCGTCCCCGCCATCCCGTGCCTGCCCGATGTTGCGCTTGACCACCCAGCCGAGCTGGTCGCTCAGGATTTTGGCGAGCTCGTTCTCACCGGCTGCGCCCTTACGCCTTTGGCTTGCGCCCATCGGACCCCCTCTGGTGGTAGACCTTCAGCCCGCGATTAATTATGCCGTGGATGGTGGACACCGGAACCCCGAGCTCTAGAGCCAACTCCTTGTTCGTCGGCAACATGGCACGGGCGGCTTTCACATCGAGGACCCGCTGGTACTGCGCCATCGTCACCGAGGGCGGTCGGCCTGCACCGCGAGTCACGCGATCCACGCCAACAGCACCACGAAGAACAGGAACACGCCGATGGTCACGGTCAGCACCTCGAGCAAGAAGCGAATTAAGCCGCTGAAGTCAGGCGGTCGTTCCATTGCTCCCCCTCGCACGGATGGCGTCAATCAGCGTCACCGCGTCCGAAGTTCGCAGCAGGTTGTCCGCAAGTTTGCAAATCGCCTCCCGCTCGGCTGCTGCGACATATTCCGCATACCGATAACGCGCAAGACCATCACCCGCTTTGATTGACTCATTTACAGATTTATCCCACAGCGTGTCTAGTTCCTCGGCGCGGGGCAGGGTGATGTTGCTCACGGCTTCACCTCCTTCGGCCCCGCACACTCGCCCGCCCACATTCGGGCGCAGCGGCCATCCACAATGCAGTCGGGGTAGCCGCAGCCAGCCGTGCGGACCTTCACGAGCTCGGCCTCGAGCCAATCGATGCGGGCCGAGTACATCGCGCAGCGCTCCAGGGCGCTCTTGATCTCGTGGCGGTACTCAGCCTCGGTGTGCGGGCGTGAAAGCCACTCCTTGTCCCAGTCGTCGAGTTCCATGTCCGTCTCCTGTGTGTGTGTACGGAATAAGACTAATCTCGATTCAAAATCATGTCAACACTATTTTCGCCTTGCCTCCTCGATGCAAATCCAGACGATGCGGATGAGCGCACCGGCCAGCATCGCAAGCCAGACCGCTATCCCAACTTGGAACACCATCTCGAGCTCACGCATTACTGTCGTCCTCCGCGCTGTGCCAGTCTGTCTGTCGTCTCAGGAAATTCGGCCACTCGAGCGCCAACGTGAACGAGCGATCTTCAAGCAGCACATGATTCGTCGGCTGCGCGGTGATGCGTCCATTGTCCAGTCCGCAGAAGTAAAACTCCTTCGACTGCTCCGGCACCGCTGAAAACGCATCGGCGACCGGCGACACCGTGAACCAATACTCGCCCGCCATCTCGCGCCGATCCTGCAGCCGCACCTTCGCGTTCATCGAGGAGAGGTACGGGTATTCGAGAACAGCAAACTGCCACCCGTAGGCATCCCATGTCTGCGCGTCCGACGCTCGCCAGAGCTCGTCGGTCTTGCGGTGCGCAAGCTGGTGGAGCGGGACATTCCGGTACACCGCCCCGCCCTCGAGCAAGACGTGACACCCCCACGCCCGTCCCGGCCACGAGGTCAGACCGAACCACACCCCGCGCAACCAGTCGTGTTGGCCGATGGCGTTAGGCTCAATCCAGATGTACCTGTGGGCGGGCAGCGCACCCGAGTGCGTGTAAAGCGTCATCGCACCTTCTCCCGTAGCCGTGTCACCCCACGCTCACCAAACAGCGCCCGCACCATCCCAACGACATGCGGATCACCCAGCACGAGCTGCGGGTCTACTGACCTGATTGCCTCGCCGACCTCGGCCTTGAATGCGTCAAGGTTTGACGGGCCTCGAGCAAACCGAGCCTCCATCCATCGGAGCCTACCAACCGGGTCTGCAATCGCCTCGCGCCAATGCTCGGCAGACGACTGACTTGCCCACTGCATCCGGTCGTTTTGCGGTGCGGGCTCGGCCTTCGGCTTCGCGTTCCATTTCTGTTCCCCCCATTCATCGCCCATATTTCTTCCCCTTTTTCAAAAGTTCTTGGACTGCAACCGGCCCCTTTCTACCAACCCCAGACGATTGAAATGAGGTTTGGAAAGACTCCGTTTGGTTATTGGTTATTGGAGAGCATTGCCTTCGCACTGCGTCCGCACTGCGTTCGGTATGCGTTCGCATAGCGTTCGCATCCCACCGAGACTGTGCAGATTGCTGTGCCTTGACACGCTTCTCAGCCATCCGCTCAATCTCCTGGTCGACCCTCTTGTTGCGCCAACCGTCGTCGGTCAGCGTAAAGAATTCAGCCAGAACAGCATCAACCGCAGCCCTCTCAGCACGGCTTGCCGCCCGAACGATTCGGTACGGCTCACCTGCAGGGATCGGGCGTTCAGTTGCATACAGCCGGTCGAGCAGCAGGGTGTAGACCCCATGCTCGATAAGAGTCAGGTGACCGGCGTCCCTCGCGTAATCCCCAACATGACGTGGATAGAAGTTCATGGTTCCCCTTGTGTACCGGCACACAGGCCGGTAATCTGTTGTGACGTTGCGCGTACCCCTGCGCAACTAGGTCGATTCCCCCGACCGCGCAGGCCCCGTCAGGGGCCTTGTCGTCTCCTGGCCTCCTCCACGGCCTCGCAGATGACCTCCACCACACCGCGCACCCACCGAGTCCGCCGCTTGGTCAACCTCGATGCCTCGCGGCGAGACTCCAGGTGCGCCCGGTAGTACGCACGGTGATACGCAGTGCGGCTCATGGGCTATCAGGCGTAGGCCGCAACCCAGCCTCGATCTTGCGAATCAACCTCCGAGTGCTGCGCGACTGGTCCTCCTCCTTGAGCTCGGCCACAACCTCACCGGCAAGCTCACGCAACGCATACCGCTCCGGCACGCCAACACGCGCCCACTTCGATACCGCTGCCCGCGTGACACCGAACCGCCGCGCAATGGCGCTTTGGTTGCCGTACTTCTTGACAAGTTCATCGACAGTCATAAGACCTCCGTTGTTAACGACCGGAAGCATACGGCAAAAAAAAGATGGATACAAGTGTTGACATGGCTACCGGAGCCGGTTTAGGATTCACCCGTCGATCACACACACAGGGGAATTGACCATGAGATACCGACCCATCCCGTCCCACCTGCCTCCCGCCATCCGCTGGGGAATCACCGCAGGTCAGCTCCGCGCCGGACGAGATCAGGCGATGGAGTACGCCCGCCAGAACCCGAAGATGACGGCCTACATCACGATGGCTCGTAACCAGAACCGCATGATGCTCCAAGCCCTGCGCTTCGCCCGCGAGGTGCAGTCATGAACGACGCAATCGCACTCAAGTGGCAGGCTGCTTTCTGGGCCAGAATCCAGAATCATCAGCCGACTGCAGACAAGCACTTTTTCGGCGATGAGTGGCGAGCATTGACCGAGACCCGCACGATGGAGGCCGCTAAGGTCGCAGCCTATCAGGTGCATCTCGCTCGACTTGGCGTGGACGATGATGAGGCTGACGCTCTGGACGAGATGCAGATGCAAGCCTCCTCCGTCATGCACGACCTGCAGCGCAAGGTGGCCGCATGACCGTCTTGCAACACATCTACTGCGCCCTCGTCGCTCTGGCCTCTGGCGTCGGTTTCATCGCTCTCGGGTACTACATGCTCACCCGCCCCTTCCCGCACCACAAACGGGATCGGCGGGAGCGTCTGCCGAACCCCGCCTGGAGAGCCCGCGTCTACCAGCCCCATCACCTCAGCCGATGGTGGGTGTGATGGAAGACTGCGACCAGTGGTGGTACCACCAAGACCAACTCATGCAGGAGCTCGAGGAGCAAGAACGAATCGACGCCTGCAACCAAGCCCTCTCGAAGTACACACAGGAAACACACGATGAACCAGTCTGAATCTATCGCGGCCCTCGCCGCTGCTCTGTCCAAGGCACAGGCCGACATCACCGGAGCCTTGAAGGACAGCGCGAACCCGTTCTTCAAGTCCAAGTACGCCGACCTCGCGTCCTGCTGGGACGCTTGCCGTGCGCAGCTCACCGCCAACAACCTCGCCGTCATCCAGACGACCGAGATCGGCGAGACCGGGGCGGTGCTCGTCACCACCCTCGCGCACTCGTCGGGCGAGTGGATTCGCGGGTACCTGCCCATCCTGTCCAAGGACGCAGGACCGCAGGGGCAGGGATCGGGCATCACCTACGCCCGCAGGTATGCGCTTGCCGCTATCGTCGGCCTCGCCCAGATCGACGACGACGCCGAGGCAGCGCAGGCCCGTGGCAAGCCCGAGGTCAAGCCCGACCCCGACCTTGCCAAGAAGGTAGCCGAGTGCCAGACCCTCGCCGACCTGACCGCCTTGTTCAAAGGTCTCACCGAGGCGCAGCGTCAGGCATCCTCCGGCATCTTCGCCGCCCGCAAGAAGGAACTCGGCTGATGGAGCAGCGTACCCCCGAATGGTTCGCCAAGCGGCTCGGGCTCGTGACCGCCAGCCGGATTGCCGATGTCATGGCGAAGGTCAAGACCGGCACAGCCGCCTCACGCAGCGGGTACATGACGCAACTCGTGACGGAACGCCTCACAAGACAGCCTACGGAGGGCTACCAGAGCGCCGCGATGGAGTGGGGTATCGAGCAGGAGGGTGCCGCCCGCGCCGCCTACGAAGCCCGTACAGGCGTCCTCGTGGATGAGGTGGACTTCGTGCGCCACCCCACCCTTGAGGCCGGTGCCTCTCCCGACGGGCTGGTCGGGGAGGACGGATGCATCGAGATTAAGTGTCCGAACACGGCCACGATGCTCGAGTACATCGAGGACCGTTCTGTCCCCCGCAAGTACCTCCTGCAGATTCAGTGGCAACTTGCATGCACAGGTCGCAACTGGTGCGACTTCGTGGCCTACGACCCCCGCCTGCCGGAGCACCTGCAACTGCTGGTCATCCGGGTGCCGCGTGATGAGGATGTCATCGAGCAGATCGCCGCCGAGGTAGGCCGGTTCGTGACCGAGCTGCGGGATCGGGTCGAGCACCTGCGGGAGCTGCGCCTGTGATATCCAACCTCGTCACCGGGTACTTCATCCAATGGGAGATGCCGACCGGCTGGGAGGATGTCCCCGCCGGGGTCATCCGTACCACCGGGTTCGACTTCCCGCCCTACTTCGACATCAACAAGGCACAGGCCGTGCTCGACACAATCGTGGCCTTCGCCGCTGACGATGACGCATTCCGTCTCGTCGGTCGTCCAGTTCCCATCAACCAGGAGTAATCCATGCCATTTGACCGTACCAACACCGGAACCCTTCGTCGCAACGAGCGCAAGGAAAAGGAAACGCACCCCGACTTTACCGGGGACATCAACATCAACGGCACCGAGTTCTGGCTTTCGGGCTGGATCAAGACGGCAGGGGAGAACAGCAAGAACCCCGGCCAGAAGTTCTTCAGCCTCGCCGTCAAGCCGAAGGAAGGGCAGCGCCCGAAGACCCTCGCGGAGCAGAAGCCCGAGGAGTTCATCGACGACGACATCCCCTTCTGATGAACCGCATCTTCCCCAGAGGCACCACCCCTGACCAGATCGCTACGGCGATCTCGGTCATGGTGCGGTGGCTGGACCCCGGCAAGTCCTGGAAGGTCACGCTCGAGGAGTTCAAGCCGCGCCGGTCGGACTCGCAGAACGCCTTCCTCTGGGCGGTTGTCTACCCGTCCATCCTTGAGGGCGGTGGAGAAGCCCTTGCAGGCTGGCAGAAGGACGACCTGCACGAGTTCATGCTCGGCGAGCACTTCGGCTGGGAGACGCTCTCCCTCGGCGGCAAGACCGTACACAAGCCGATCCGCCGCTCGTCCCGCCTCAACAAGCAGGATTTCAGCGACTACCTCGAGTTCCTCTCCCGCCGCGCCGCGGAACTCGGCATCGTGATACCCGAACCCACATACGGAGAACACACATGACGCAAACCGAACAGATCCGCGCCCACCTAGTATCGGGCCGCGATATCACACCCCTTGAAGCACTCGACCGCTACGGCTGTTTCCGGCTCGCCGCTCGGGTCGCTGACCTTCGTGCCACCGGCCTCGATGTCCAGACCGTGACCGAGGAGCATAACGGGAAGCGGTATGCCCGGTACCGGCTCGTCGGGCAGCTCGAGCTCGTATGAACCTACGCAAGCAGGCACGAGGCCGGGGCTGCACCGTCAGGCTCTCCGGAGTGTGCAACCACAACTCCGAGACGGTCGTCCTGGCGCATATCCGCATGGCCGGGATCTCCGGCATGGGGCTCAAGGCCGACGACCTGCTCGGGGCATGGGCGTGTTCAGCTTGCCACGACGCCATCGATCGCCGCTCCCACCCCGACCTCGAGCGCGACTATGTGCGCCTCGCCCACTTCGAGGGCATGGTGCGCACCATCGCTCAACTGAGGTCGGAGGGGATCGTCTGACTTACGGCCCAGCATCGCGCCAAGCGCCGCCGCTGTAGAAGTAAAGTTTGTTGTTCGTGGTGTTCACGACGATGGGTGCCATGCCCGTGATAGCGGTCGGCGTTCCGGTCGGCGTACCAGCGCAGGTCGGGACATACAAAAAGCCGTTGGTCGCGGTCGTGGCGAGGGCAACGGAGCCGCCTGCAACGACATTGCCGTCGGAGGTGAGGCTCATGCGCTCGGTGCCGGACACCTGCCACACATAATTGCCAGCACCGGGCAGGTCGAATGTCATCTGCGGAGCAGCAGCCCCGAAGCCTCCGGTAATGGTGCCGTAATTGGTAGCCGCAGCGGTGAACTTGAGCTGCGCTTGCGTGTTTGCGCCACCGCCCGAATTGCTCAACCGCAGGACTTCGACAACGGCTCCGCCAGATGCGGCAGAGATGTGCGTCGTGACCGCAGGCGAAGCCGTCCCGATGCCGAGTTTGGTGCCATCGAACACTAGCGCCGATCCGCTCGTCGCCGCCTTGGACGCATTCAGATACAGGACGCCGTTGACGGTGCCGCCAGTGAGCGTGGCTGAGAGCATGGAGGCAGCGCGACCTGCGGTGAGATCGGAAACTGCAACCTTTACGGTGCTTCCAGACTGCACAACCGGCACAACTTCCGTCCCAGCAAGCGGGGTGGTCGCGGCGGTCAGCTGGGAGATTTTCTTGTCGGCCATACAGTCCTCGCTATTTGTCTGAAGTCAAATGATTGGTTAATACGTCGAGCGGCAAAGCTCATACGCATAAACATCCGCGCCTATGATCTTCGTGTAGAACACAATGTGTCCGATGCTTGAAAAATTGACGCCGCCGTTTAGCAGCATGTATGCCCCGGCAGAAAAGGTCATGTTGGTGTTCTGCAGATTGAAGATCAAAAGCCTTCCAGCCGTTGAACCTGTAGACAACTTGTTGACCGTAACAGCTGAAGAAGCGTTGCAGTAAAACAAACTGCCGCCAGGAACGCTCAGAACGTTGCTCGAAACATCCAGTTGAGACAATCCGGAGTCTGCTCCTTCAAGGGCGATTGCGCCGCGAGACAGCATCGGAATCTCCAATTCCCCGGACTTGCTGATAGCGGTGGTCATGCCGAACACGCCACCAGACGACAGGTCGCTGATCTTGGTAGTACCTGCACCGCCAATCCACGGCCCTCGAGGCAAGAAACTGTTGGACAGCAGATTTAAGCGCGGCGAGGTGCCATTGATGCGTACACCAATCACGCCAGCAATAGACCCGCCAGAACCTCCGAACGAGAGATGGTTGTCTGAGCAGGTTTTTCCGGGTCCGCCGAAAGTGCCTGTGCTCGTGATGTCGATTAGGGTTTGATTGGCAATGCTCCCAGCCGCAAAGGTGTTTCCGACGTAGTAATTCCCGTATGTGAAATCGGTGCTTTTCAGATGCGTTCCGTAACCTGCAAATGTAAAGCAGCCCAGCACCTTGTTGTAGTCGCCCTGATCCCAGATGCCAACCCCGCCCTCGCCGCCTTCCAGGTAACAGTTGCTGACCAGCGTCGCTCTGGCATTGTCGGTGAGATGGATTCCGTTGTAAGTAATCGATGCCTCGCAGTCCTCGATAGATGCGTTGTAGGTGTATGCCGTGCCGCCGCCGACGCCGACCTTGTAACCCGTCAAGAATCCCCGACTCGTCACTTTCCGCAGCGTCTGCAACCCGCTGTCATATTGATGGTTCAAGAACACGCCGATTCCGGTTCGAGAAGCGCCGAGCCCACTAACGGCCCAATCCTTGTTCAGGACGTAGGTGTGGGAGATTTCGCTGGTCGTCATCCAGTCGGACTCGATGCCGTTTCCCGTGCCGCGCTGGAAAACCGCGCAGCGGTCTATTTTCCCGACCCCATAGAAAGCCTCAAGATCAACCACTGGCGTAGTCGAGTTGCCATCAAAAGCCACGCCCTGCACGTCAAACGTTCCAGCCGTTGTCGTAACGATTGGAACGCTGATCTTGAACACGGGCGCATTGGTGGTGCTTTTGATCACAGTGCCGGACGGGAAATTCCAAGTTGCGAACGGATTCCCAAACCCATCACCGACGATCTTGAGGATTTTGTTTTGCAGCCCGCCGCCAGTCACCGTCAAGCCCGTTACCGAATAGGTTCCAGACGGAATGTACAGCGTGATTGAATTGCTGAAACAGTAATCGATAGCGGCCTGCATCGCTGCCGTGTCGTTCGTCGCGCCGTCGCCCACCGCGCCGAAGTCTTTTGCGCTCACCGTGTCGCGCAGTTTGCTGTTCACCGAGCGCGGCACCGCGCCGGTCCCGGACTGCGTGAAGATGTCGAGCGAGGCATCGACCCCGACCGTCGCCACCGGCAGACCGTTCGCATCGAAGGAGAGGAACTTGCTCGCTCGGGCGCTGGCCGCAGGAACCTGCGCAGACATCACCGCATCAGATGCAGGGTACTTAAGCGATCGCGCAGACTCCTCGCCGAGCTGCTGCGTGAGCATGGTCACCTTGTCGAGCGCGGTCTCGAGCGACTCAGCCGGGAGCCGGTCGTTCGGCAGCAGGTCGGTCTCCTGCGTCGCCGCGATGTTGCGCCGGATGGTGACAGTCACCGCCGCAGCAGGGGCCGTGAGCATCGTCACCGTGCCGCCAGCCTCGTTCCCGGCACCGCTCACCGTGTAGTTGGTGGTCAGCACCTGGACGGTCTCGGTCGTGCCAGAGCGCAGGATGACCTGTAGGTCGGCGGCTGCGAGGAAGTAGAACGGCACCGCAAAGGCGGTGGTCGACCCGTTGCCGGTATAACTGACCTTGCTGGTTGTGGATGAGACGGTCATTAGTTACCTCGCAGCGCCGGACATCATATCCTGCTGCGTCTGCATAAAATAGTCAATTTCGCCCTGAATGTCAGGGAACTCCTGCAGTACCTGCTCGCGGGCAAGCTTTCGGTATTCGCCCACGATGGAGTCGATGATTTCAGCCTTCGTGCCATCGATGCCGTCGGTGCCTTGGTTGTAGATCTCCGACAGGAAGTGCTCGCCTTTGATCATGGCGTTGAGCAGGTCCTTCGCGCCCATGTCGTAGTTCGGGTGCTTCAGCTCGTTGCCCGCAAGTTCGACGTACCGGCTGTACGCGCCGGGGTAGTTGTTCAAGTCGATGTTCACGCCTTGGAAGGTCGCCTTCTTGCTCGGCATCGAGACGGCCTTGCCAAGACGCAGCATCTCCTCGTCGATCGGCTCGTTCTTAGCGGGCTTGGTGTAGATGGGGCTGAACACGTCATACGCCCAGCCGAGGCCGGACTGGTGTGACACCGGGCGACCCCACAGGTCACGCCGCAGAGGCAGGTCATCCGAGAGTCCGGGGACGCGCCGCTTGATGGCATCGAGCATGTTGAACACTTCGCGCCCATAGGGGTCAGCCGCTCGCGCAGCCTCGCCGACGATGGCCGGGACGGTCGAGCCGACAAGCCGCTGCACGAAGCTCTCCGTGTACCGCTTCGGGTCGGAGATGGCCTCGAACAGGTCGGCAAGGCCGGAGAGGTAGGTCTTGCTCATCACCGTCGCCGAGATGGACGCGACCGCAGCCACCGCCGCCTCGCCGACGCTCTCCTCGGTGTCCTCGTCCTCGGAGTTGTTCAGAATCTCGACCATTTCTGCAGCAAGGCCAAGGAGCGATCCGGCAGGGTCGAGCCGGTTGTAGGCATACCAACGGTCGCCGACCTTGATGCTGTTGCGCTGCCAGCCGGTGCGCTCGAGCGCCTGCCGCTCGCGAGTGTCCTTCGGACCGCTCCCGCTCACCACGCCGGACATCGCCATGTCAGCCGCGACCATCATCAGTGCCGTGCCGGTCGAGAGTCGGGCAAGGGCCAGCTCCTGTCGCGCCCCGCCCGCCGAGAGGTCAGCGCGGACGCTTGCCATCAGCGGCGCAAGGGGGGTGCGCTCGAACGTAAACTTGAGGATGTTGGCCGGGGTGCGGACGAACGGAAGGATGACCGTCAGCGCCGGGAACTGCGCCTTGAGGCTTTGCAGCGACTGCGCGAGTTTGCCGGGGCTGTTGGTGAAAGTCTGGTACAGCGCCTGATCAACCGCCGACATCCGCAGGTTCTCGGGCGGGTTCTCAAGGAGTTCAGCCACGCGCCCCTTGAGGCCGTCAGCCGGGATGAGCCCAGAGTGAACCTCGCCCGCCGCCTGCCGCAGCGCCTGCGCGTTGAGCTCCATCCGGTACCCGATGGTCTTGAAGAACTCATCCTGCGCCGCGAGCGCACGGCCCGGTATGCGGATGATGTTTCCAAGGCCGTCCACGGCACGGCCCGCCCACGTCTGGCTGCTCAGGTTGAAGGCGTCCGAGGTGATGGATGCCGTCTGCGGCAGCTCGATCTTGTTCATGCCGAAGCCGGTCTCGCCGGTCTTCGCGGCCTTGGCGGCGTATCGGAGTCCGTCCTTGAAGGACTGCGTAAGCCCGAACCACTGCGTCATCGCCTCGCCAGCCTGCACCCCGCCGTTGTTGCCGAGGATGCTCGAGATGGTCGCAGCGGCCTTGCGCTCGTACATCTGCATAAACACGACGGCAGCGTTGGACATCGTGTTGACGATGTGCGTCTTCGGGCCAGAGAGCAGGCCCATAATCCACGCTTCCTGCATGGCATCCGTAGTCCGCGCCAAGACCCCGCGCTGGACGAAGGTGTCGAGCTCTTGGTACATCCCGGCGTTGGCGAGTTTCGCCACACGGTCGGCCATGTCGCGGGTGACCGCCGCGCCACCGTTGGCCTCGATGGCCTGACTGATGTCACGAAACCGCTCGGCAGATCCACCGGCAGGGATGCGCCACGAGGCCAGCGCACGGGCTGTCTCCGTCCGCGCTGCGATGACCTCGTTCTGGATGGCGTAGTGCGTCGCCAGCATCTTGCGGAAAGCGAACAGGTTCGCCTCGCTCGGGTTGGACGCGGCCTCCTTCGCCACCTCGGAGAGCTTCGACCCCGACGCCGCCCACAGTTGCCGCGCCGCGACAGACTGCTCGGCGTTCAGCGGGTCGCCCTTGCGCCGTGCCATGAGCACGTCCCAGGCGTTGACCTGCTGCGCATCGAGCTCGATCTCGGCGAACGAGCGCACCCCGCGCTGGGCCGTCTCGACCTGCGGGGCGAACTTGTCGGCCATGTCCTTGATGACGGTCTGCACGTCCTCCGGCGCGTTGATGCGGGCGAAGTTGATGTAAACCTGCCCCGGCTCGGTTCCACGCGGAACCCCGGTGCCACCCTCGCCGACCACCTGAGCAGGGGTCACGCCCTCGGTCACTGCGGCGGCTCTGGCGGCTTTCAACTGCTCGGGCTGCGCCATGCCCTTACCCGGCGCTGTCGTGACCGCAGGGACCGTCTCCGGGGCTTTGGCCTCGACCTTCGCCACCCCGACAAGGGGAGCGTCCGGGGCATCATCCCCAAGAGCGCGGAAGGCCGTCTCGTTCACCGTCGGGCGCTGGGCTTGGACCCCTGCGACCTGTTGAGCCTTGGCGATCTCCTCCTGCCGCAGCCGAGCGATGCGGGCCTGACGCAAGGTCTTTAGCCCGAGCATGAGACCGTCCACGGCCACACCCACGCCCAGCCCCTCGACAGCGTTCTTGAACCGCCCCTCGGCGTTGCTGTCCTTCGGGTCAGATGCGAGGAAGTCCGTGACCGGATTCTTGAGGACCGGCACTTCCTGCAAGAGATTCGACAGGCGCTCCTCCTGCGGGTCGAATACGGTGAAGTCCACCACCGCGCCGGTTCCCGCAGCCTTCGCCACGCGGCCCGCACGGGTCGCAGGCTTCAGCGCCTTGACCGCCTTGCTCGCGCCGACGAACCCGGCGACGAACTGCGAAATGCCCTTCACCGCCTTGCCGGTCGTGGACTGCGGGTCTTCCACCCCGCCCGTGATGCGCTTGAGCGTCACCTGTGAGGACACGTCCCGACCCTGCGCACGCAGCGTCCGAAGCTCCTCGTAGGAGATCGGCTTGATGCCCTCGCGGGAGATCTCGAAGCCGCCCGTCTGGACTTGGTTCTCGACCCAATCGCCGATGTCGCCGAACAGGTTCAGCGTCTCCTGAGCCGCATCGCGGACGCCCGTGAACAGCGCACGCGGCAACTCGACCACGCCACGCGCCACATCGCCCACCACCGAGCGACCGGGAGCAGCCGGGGCCTGCGCGGGAGCGGGCTGTGCGGGAGCAGGAGTCTCGTCGGCGAACATCGCCTCGAGCTCAGCCGCCGCGCTCTGGTTGCTCGCTTCGTCGCGATAGGCCATGAAGGCGTTCGCGCCTTGGGCATCGTCGTTTCGCAGGTCAGGGGTTGCCATGCTGTGCCTCTGTTATTTCGCGGGCTGCGGACGCGGCGCGGGGGGCTTGTAGACCTGCATCCACTGCCGGATGAGCGCGGCCTGCTTCTCGTACTCGGCCTTGGGAATCTGCCCCTTGTCGAAGGCCTGCTTCGTCCTGGCGAACGTCTGGCGCAGGTCGAACGAACTCGGGCCGGTCGATACGAGGAAGGTCGGGCGGCGCAGGGTCGCGACGCTCTGCGTCTGTGCCGTGTTGCTGTACTCGGAGACGATGCGCTTGGCCTCGGTATCGGCCTGCGCGTCGGTCGCGCTCGGGTTCTCACGCACCCATGTGTTCCAGTCGCGCAGGGCGTTGGCTGATCGGATGGTCGCCGTGTTGCCGACCTTCTTCTCAAACTCGCTCGGCTTGAGGTTGTCCGCGATGTGCGAGTACCCACGCTTGCGCCACCCCGTCTCGCGGGAGGCGTTGACGATGACCCGGTAGTCGTTGTCGTTGAGCAGACCCTGCATGACCGCCTGACGCGCCTCGGACTCGACATTCTCACCACCTGCAGCACGCTCCGAGAGCGTGGCGTAGGTCGTGAAGTCCGTCACGATGTCTTGACGGCGCACGGCCTTTAGAGCGCGGGTGCGGTCGGATGCACTCATCAGCCGCCCGTTGGTGGACAGGAACCCCTGCAGCCCATCGAGGTCGCCAGATCCGATGAACTGGTCGATCTGAAAGCCGAGGTTGCGCTCCATGTCGTCCCGCGCTTTCCGCGCCTGACGGTCAACCCGCTCCTCGGCAGCGTTCTGTCGGGTGATGGCCTGCGTTGCCTCATCCGTCGCACGGTTCAAGAGCTTCGTTCGGGTCGGCTCATCGAGGCCGGGATAGGCATTGTTGATAAGCCGCTGCCGGGTGGCGATCGGGTTGTTGAACATGTCCCGGTTCACCCGGTTGGTGACGGCAGAACTGCTGAACCTCTGCGACTTGTCCACCGCTTCCTGCGGCGAGATGATGCCCGCATCCAAAGCGTCTTGGATGGCGAGCGTCCCTCGAGCCATGATGTCGGCATCCTTCTCCGGGTCATCCGATCCGGTGAGCCCAGCGTAGGTGCCGAGCGACTGGTCGAGGCTCGCACGGGCAACCCCGATGCGACCCTTGACCGCAGCGCGGCGCACGGTGAACCGCTTGTCGATGGCCGTCTTGGCAAAGTCTGACCGCCACGCCTGGAACAGCGCGTTATCACCCTCGGCAACCTGCGCTACATCGTCTTGGATTTTCTGGAGCTGCTTGTCGTACCGCTCTTCGTAGGTGCCGTAATCGGTGTCAGTCTCAAGCCCGAGCTCAAACTCGTTCAGCGACTGCGTAGCAGCAGCATTCAACTGCGTCAGCTTCTGCGCCCGCTCGGCCTGAACCACACGCTCGGAGAGCTGCTGCATCTGCGCGAAGGCTTGCGCACCACGCGCCACGGCCTCGGCAGTCTCCGCAGCCTGAGTCCCCACAGCAGCGAGCCCACGCGCACTCGGCGTAGCGATGCGCGGGACAACCTGCTGACGGTAGAACTCGAGCTTTGCCATTATCTCGGCCCCGAGTATCGACCGCTTGTGGTGGTCATCGTGGTCGGAACTCGCCGACCCGTCACGGTCACGCCGGTCAACTGCGACGACCTCGGGGATCGGGAGGGCAGCGTACCGCCCGCACCGGCATACCCACCAAGCGCAGCAGAACCAGACTGCAAGATGCCCTGCGTCCACGACGGGCGAGAGGCACGGGTGATGCGAGCCTCGGTCAGAAGGCCAGCAGCCTGCGTCTCACCCTGATACGCCAAGGACAGAGCATCCAATTCCGCAGCCGTTGCCGCTTGCTTGTACACATCCCCGAAGGTCACCGAGTCAGCCAGACCCGCCTGCGCACCCGCCGCCCGCAGCTCGCCGAACTGCCGCCGCGTCTCGCGCCCGAGCGCCTCAGTCTCAAGGCCAGCCTGCCGCCGAGCGACACCGGCCTCGACCTCGAGCGCACGAGCCTGCGCAGCGCCGACCGCCCGCTGCTGGCCGGTTGCCATCAGAGACGACCCCGCCGATGCTGCAGCAGCAATTGCGGCTATGGTAATCGGGTCTGCCATCAGAGTACCCTCGCGTACATGTCCATGTCCTGACCTCGCTGGAAGGCTCGCATCCGGCCTTCACGCTCGAACCCGAGCATTCTCGCCCATCGGTGACCGGGCATAAAGTCCGGCACCACATACGCCTCGACGCGCTCGATCCCGCAGCCGTCGAAGAACTCGGCAACCGCACGGTGGATGCTTATCATGCACCGCCCGGAGTCCGCAGAGAGCAGCGCCCACGCCGACGCCCGCCCCTCCCAGAGATTCACCAGTCCAGCACAGCACACAATCCGACCGCCCTCCCGCGCCGTATAGCAGGGACCCGCATCGGCCAGCTCCTGCCCATACCCCGGTCGCCCCACGAACGGCGACAGGAACTCCTGCGACGGCTGCAGGCTCAACTCCTCAATATCAGCCGGGACAAAAGGGTGCACCTCGAAGGTCATCCCTGCGTCTCCATCTCGGGGTAGAGCGCGATGACGGTCATCGGCAGGGGCTGGTCAGCCACCACCCAGATGCGCCCGTCCGTCTCATACCCGCCCGGAAAGGCGAACACATCAGTATCGCCCGTCAGCAGGGGCGGCTCCTCGTCCATAAAGTCGTTGTTGGTGCGGTACTGGATGAGGTCGAGGTTATTCGGCCCCGGTCCCACCTTGCCGCCCAAGCTCGCATATAGCCGCAACCCGCACTTGTGGATGCGCTTGATCTTGGCCTGCGCCGTGCCGATCGCCGCACCCGCCTCGATGCGCTGCGTCGCAAGCGTCGAGGTGTACGGATACCCCACAGTCGCCCGAGAGGTCGGGAACGGCATCGTCACCGCACCGTCCGTCACCACAAGGCCGGTGACCTCCTCGCCGTCCGCAAGCGCAGAGACCGTCTCGCCCTCAAGGTGCCACAGGCCGCGCAAGGTCGTCGCCGTCAGCCGCCACTCGTTGAACGGGACATCATCGTTCGGGAACACCGAGACGATGGTCACAAGCGCAGACTCCTGGTCGATGACCGTGGTGATTTCCGCACGCGCCGAGCGCCAGAGCTGGTTGTCCTCGTCATAGTACCGATGCACGATCTCGCGCCCGACATCCCCAGCAACGAATACAGGGTCGTTGATGGTGATGAACTCGCCGCTTTCAGACACGATGAACTCGTCCGCTTCACTCGCAATCTCAAGGCTCGATGTCACCGTCGCCAGTACGTTGGTCGAACCGGCAGTCTGGTACCCGTCCGCAAGGAACAGATCGGCAGGCACCACCGCGTTGAACTCGAGCGAGGCGTCCAGGTACCCAGCCCCTTGGATGTCCTCGCCTTCCTCAATCGACTGCCCGATGTACTCGATGAACCGCTGCGTCCGGTTCACATCGTCTTCGGTTGTCAACTGGTCAGAACCCTCGGTCAACAAACCGCCACCGGCCTCAAGCGCCAACTCATACGGGAAGTCGCCCTCGATGGTGCGCGAGACCACCAGCCACACATCGTCCAAGTCCCCGTTCGGACTCGGGATGATCTGCACCGCCTCAACCTTCGCGTCGTTCCCCGCGATGGGATGCTGGTGCCAGCCGTAGATGTTCTGTTCCCGATCGTAAGTCAGCCCGATGAGCCGCCCGTTGCCCAAGACGCACCAGATGATGTCATCCGGCTCCTTCTGATACTCCATGTCCACGATGCCCGAGCGCGTAACCTCGGGGTACAGAACATTCATGTCCCTCGGCACGAACGCATCTACTTGTAGGTCAAACCGCAGCTCCATGATGCGCCGCCCACCCACCCGGGCGAAGATGACCGCATCCTCGACCAGAGTCGGCTCGAGCTCCATCGATCCCTCGGCACTCTGCAGGTCGAACTTCACGTTCTCCGGGCCGAGCGGCGCAGTCGTCACGTTTTCGCGAATAGCGATTTCAGCCCCAGCAGTCCCGACGATGAGCGCGTTACCTGGGCGCAGCCACCGCACCTTGTCCACATTGCCGACCGCGAGCGTCAGGTTGAGCGCGTTGTCGGCAAGAATCTCGCCCATCGTATCGACAGCATGGGAGGAGTAGTCCCCAGCGACCGAGGCATACACATCCTGCCCACCGCCCCACCACAGCCGGTCGCGCCAGAACGCCGTCTTGTAGGGGTAGGCCGCACCCATGCCCAGACCCCACGCGCCCACACGGTACGAACAGGAGGCCGTCGAGAGCAGCTCAGTCGGAGCCACGCCGGGACCCACCACATCAGCCACCACCTGCGTCGTGCTCGTGACCGAGGTGATCTTGAGGATGACATAGCCCGGATGCAGGAACTTCCACAGCACCCCGGTGTTGCCGTCGTAGTCCTGCCCCTCCTCGTGGATAGGCCGGATCGCGCCGGTCGTGGCGCTGTTCATCGCCTCATAGAACTTGCCCGAGGACTTGCGGATGTTCCCTGCCGTGATGGACTTCGCCGGTTCCCACTGCGTCGTCGTGATGTTCACCGGCTGCAACCGCAGGAGCATCCCCACGGAGTCGTTATCGAAGATGGCAAGGGCAGAGGTCACCGTGACACTGCCGGTCGTTGCGGTCAGCGAGAAGTTCACCTTCGCATCCGGCTCACGCTGGAACGGGCCATCGGTCGGCGCGTAGTCCGCAAAGGCCCAACTCGTGTTCCCGCTGCGCGTCAGGGTCTGCGGCGCATATCCCTCGCACCCGACATACAGCACATCGCCAGACTGCGCGATGGACAGCGCCGAAGTGTTCTCAGCCGTAAACAGGTCCTCAATCGCATACGGACTCGGGATCGTGTAGACCCGCGCCACATCGCCGTTGCCGTTGTAGGCCGTGTACCCGGTCGTGTCGATCACACCGCCGTCGATGTCGTAGAGCTCGAAGGTCTTGGCTCCGGCATTGACATTCGTCACCTTCACATACCGGCCATTCACCTGTGACATGCCGGCGACCTGCGAGATGTACATCCAGTCGCCGTTCGACGGGTCTGCACCTACATAGGTCAGCACACCCGGACTCGCCTGCGTGATGTTCGAGATGTCGAGCGGGTTCTCAAGCACCACCCCACGGTCGGTGAAGAGCCTGCAGTAGTAATCGCCGAACTCGATGACATACGCCTGGTCGAAGGCGAACTCAAACCGCTGCAGCCACACCCGCTTGTCAGGGTACAGCGTCTGCAGGACATACTTCGTGCCGGGACACCGCTTCGCTGGACCCTGCGCGGTCGGGATGAACCGCCGCATACGGAAGGTCGAGGATGCGTACTTGTCGAAGTCGGTGCGACCGCTCATCAGCGACCCGACCTCGCCACCGTTGAAGTTGACGATCGCTGGGTTGACGTTTGGCATCAGAGCCTCACAGACAGCCAAGTCGTGTCGGCAATCGACTCCGGTGGGTTTTCAATGGCGTTTGCTCGGACCGCCTCCGTCAGACACAGGCGATAGTCGCGCAGCGCCGCGTTCTTTTTAGCGTCAGATTGTGTCAAAGCCTCTGCGACGTTGTACGCCAGCAGAGCCGAAAACGCCTCGTCAAACGACGAGTCGAACTGGGTCGGGTCAGTCACCCGCGACAGATACCGCAGGTTCATCTGACCAGATGAGTTGGTCAGTATCTTGCCGCCCTCGAGCTGGTACTCCTGCCCGCCACCGCCAATCAGGTCGGACAGATCCGGCGCAGGGAAGTACGCGCCAACCTGCACGATGCGCAGACAGTCGGTCGGAACGGTGTACTGGTAGGAGTAGCCAAAGGTCGGCACCGCGACATCTGCCGCGATGTTCGCCCGCTTCACGCAGAACCGCCAGTTGTAGGTGCGCTGCAGTTTGTCCCGCAGCATCCCATAGATGGCGTTCAGCTCACGCGCAGGCTTGGTGTTATCCGTAAGCGAAGTGATCCGCAGGTCACCAATCTTGGTGAGCGCGAGGTTCGCAATTGCAACGTCACTCGTAGCCACGGGCTCCTCCCGCAGCTATTAGGCTGGCGGCCAAGTATCCTGGGTGATCGCTTCCTTGAGCGTGTCGATCAGCAAGAGCACCTCGAGCTTGCTCATACCGATGAGATCCACCCGCACCTCGACATCGAGGCTGGTCGTGGACGCACTCTCGGTCACGCTGCGGACACCGGCAGCGCCACGGTCGATTCCATAGAAACGGTCAGCCATGTCTGTCTCCCAGAAAGAAGGGGCGAGCCGGTTGCCCGACCCGCCCCTATGTCTTACGCCGCGTAACGACCGATGAGCTTCACGGTGCCGGTCGCGTCAGCGTCGGCGGTGAGCGTGAAAGCCACATCGTAGAACACGGAAGGGTCGCTCGTGAGACCGAGGGCGTCCCAGATCTCCTTGCCGCTGTTCGCAATCGAGAACACCGCCGACTCATGCAGGACATCCGTGCCGTTCAGCGCACCGTCCTTGAGGGACAGGGCCGAGGCAAAGAAGTCCGCATCGACCACAGCGCCGCCGTCCTTGGCCGTGCGATACAGGCCAATGTCGGAGATCGTGGTCGTGCCGATGTCGGGCGAGTACACACGGAGATCGGTCATCACCGCGTTCGAGGGAACGCGGAACATCCGATACGTCGAGCCCGTGTTGTCGCCGCTGGTGATCGCCGCGGTGGCAACCTCAATGCGCTCAAAGCCGCCGTCTACACGGGGGTTGTTGAGCACGACCGGGGTCGCGTCTGCGTTGGTGATAAGGGTTGATTTAACTGCAACAACTGCCATGACTATTTACTCCCTTATTCCGCGCACAGGATGTCGACGACCTTCTTCTCTTCCGTGCGCGTGGCACCGAAGGTACCCATCAGGTAGACCTGATACGGGTGCGAAGACAGGTCACGACGCTGCGTGACGTTGGACATGATGTCGTTCCAAACGCCCAGGTGAACACCCGACGGCACCCACACGGGGCAGCGGCGGTGAGTCGTACCAGAGGAGACAGGAAGACGCTCGGTGTGGATGAAGTTGATCCCGAGGAAGCGGGTCACCTTGCCGTCCTGCAGCACCGGAGCATCGGTGTTGAAGTCGGCGTTCGTGACCTGCAACTGACCGAGAAGGTCATCGTGCTGCTCGGCGCTGATGGCGCAGTAGGCGGGCTCGGCATCGAGGTCCACCTCGTTCTCCATCAGGATGCGACGCGCTTCACGCAGCTTGTCCACCGTGAGGCCCACGTTGCCAGCGGCAGCGTAGTTCACAGCAACCTGCTGGTTGGTGGTGTCGAAGTTGGTGGTCGTGCCACCGGCCTCGCCCGTCTTGTTCGCGCCGAAGATGCCCGAGATGATGACATCATCGATGGCGCGGCCCATCGCGTAGAGCCCGTTCTGCGAGTAGGCAGACTGCGGGTCGGCGAGGAGACGGAGCTTGTCGAAGTTGTCGATCAGGTCAGCCCAGTCGAAATCCTCTGGGAACACCCAACGGCGGTTGTTCGGAGTGTTGACCGGGACGATCGGCGAGTACCGGGTCGAAACGGCACGGGCGCTGGTGGCACCGTACTGCGTGACGACTTCAGAAGCCTTGCCCTTGTACGAGCCAGTCTGCACCGCTGGGCGCAGCTTGGAGCCTTTCTGCTGCAGGAGCAGCGAGATGTTCGTGCCGTACTGAACGGCATAAACGGATGCGATATTGTCGGCCATGATAGCCCTCCAGAAAACATTAAATGACGATGTTCTCGGATGGCTTGTCCGTTACCGGGGCCGGAATCCTTGCCCGTTCCGCTCAGGCCAAGCGACCGTCTTTCCGGTTGTCAGCGGGGCCTCGCGGCTTGCCCGACCTCTGGTAAAGAGCCGGGAGGTTTAACCCTCCCGGCAACACACAGAGGAGAACACACGGGCAGATAGTACGACGACCATCTGCCGGATGCAACTACTCCTCGGTGACACCCGGATTCGCCATCCGGTTGAGCGCCATCATCTCCTCGATGGCACTCTGCCGGACGCGCTGGTCCTGGTGCATGTACCGACCCATGAACTCCTGATCGGCGAACAGCGAGGCCACCTTGTTCTTGGCCTGCGCCGGTGTCAACGCACCACTCGACGGGGTATCACTACCCACGAAGTCAGCCTCGCCAAACTTGGCACCGATGGCGTGGAACAGCTTCATCACCTTTGCGGTGCCGATTGCCCGTTCGAGCGAGTCGAAGGTCGCCTCGTCGATTCCGGCTTCCTTGCCGAACTTTAGCACCGCCCGCTTGGCGAGCTCCTCGTTCTGGGCAGCAGCCGCGCCCCACTCGCCCTTGAGCGCAGAATACTCGGCCTCGGACTGCTTGGAGAATGCCTCGTCAGCCGCCTCGATGCGCGAGCTCGAGGCTTGGTTCCACCACTCCGCAAGCCCCTTGGCCTGTTTCGTGGTAAGCCCGAGCTCGTGCAGCACCGGGGCCGCAGCCTGCGCAAACGAGCCGTCATCGCCATCCGGCACCGGCAACTCGTACTTGTCGGCGCTCTCCGGGCGACCGAGCCGGTTGTACACCGCGCTCCACCCGTCAGCGTCATCATCGGACTTGGGGGCGAGAATGGTGCGACCGGCCTTGTCAGCGCCGAACACCTTCTCGAGGTTTTGATAGGACAGAAGTGCGTCAGCCGGTCCCTTCCACCCCTTCGCCTTGACCAACTCGCCGAGCTGGCCCGTGGTGGTGGGGTCGAGACCTTCCGGCGCGTACCATGCAGGAGCCGCTGCCGGAGCAGTCGGGTTGCCTGCGGGTGCAGACCCTTGTTCGTCACTCATCTCTGAAGTCCTCTTGCAGATTGGTCAAGGTTCTCTCATCCAGGTGCAGCGCCTCGACAATCATCTGCACCGTCTCCTGTCGGCCAACCATCCGGCCAACTTGGAACATGTCCACCTGCGCACCGGGGGATGCCGGAGGCTTTCCGAGCCTCGCAAACCGCTTCAGATGCGCGACCACTATCCGGCCATCGTCGGAGAGTTCGTTGCTCTGGGGGTTGAAGAACAGCCGCTTGTATGCGCGACTGCGCCACAGCACCTGCCGGATACGCGCCATCATCAGATTCATGCCTTGCCCCATTGTTTGAAGTGTACGCCACCGCAGCGCACTACGCCGCCGAGCAGATCACGGACGGTCGGATGCCCGCAGCCATACCCCTGACCGTTCCAAGGGCAGAGCCAGACGCATCCCCGACACGCTTGCGGAACCTGCCACTTTGCGTCACTCACACCGCCTCGCCCCGGAACCACGCCTTGCCGCCCTCGACCACCACGATCTCAGGCGGTAGCAGCCGCCCCTCGCGGAAGGTCAGGACAGCGAACCCGCTCGCCCAGTTGACCGGCCCCGCCTCGACATAGGTGAACTGCGGACCGGTGATGTCGGCCATCGTGCCGGTGTCCACGCCGTACCTGCGGCCTCGGTAGTCGCCCCACGGGGTCACCTTGAGCTGGTGGAGGTGGCCGTGGACATACGACACGCCGGACTTGAGGGCGCTGTTGTACGCCGCGTGGATGCCGCCATTGACCGGGCGATGCCGGACGCAGACCCATCCATCCGTCTTGGCGTTCAAGTGCAGCGCCCACCCCGCTCGCCATGCCGGCAGGAAGTCGAGCAGCGTCGTGCCGGGCATCCCCTCGACCTCGGAGACGCGGCCAGACAGGTAGTTCTCGAACCGCGCATCGTGGTTGCCGATGGTGCGCACCAGTCTCGCCCGGCCTGCGGCTCGCTCAATCTCGGCGCAGCGGTCTTGGACGGTGTGGATCTCGTCCTTCAACTGCGGTTGCTGCTCCCACATGATGCGCGGGTGTCGGCTGATGCGAGCGCCGTCCAGGATGTCGCCGTTGAGGATGACCATAACAGGCTTGAGCGCCTTGGCGAGACGGCAGAAAGCTTCATGCGCGACCGTCACCACGCCCGGCCAGTAGTGGCAATCACTCGCCACCAGCACCACGCCATCCTTGATGGTGTCGTGCATCTCGCCCTCGTACTTGACCGCCCGCTCGGCGGCGAGCTTGTGAGCGCGGAAGGCTGCGCCCGACGGGCCTCGCGTGTTTTCGTTGCAAACTCTGGTGTTTTCAGATTCGAGCACGATGCCGTGCTTCGTCTCCATCGACCGTCGGCGGTTGAACACCTGCCGGAGTGATAAGTCCAGCGCCTTCGCCACATCTGCGGGACGCTTGAGACGCTGCCACGCCGCGATGAAGTCCTGATCCGATACGGTCATCATGACTTGGCGTCCCAGTCAAACGTGGTCAGGGATTGGTGAAGCAGGCTCGCCAAGTTGTCCACGAATACCTCGTCGTGCGATAGGGGATGGTTCATCTCATCGAGCAGGGCATGCGCCCACTCGTGGCAGAAGGTCTGCTGGAGTTCGGTGTCGCCTTGGTCGCCGCGCAGGTCGATGCGGTGACAGTTCGGGTCGTACATCCCCACCGTGTCCATCGGGTGCGGCCAGCGGGTGCGGGGGATGATGCGCACGGTGAGTCGATGCCCGTGCAGTTGGAACCGCTTCGGGATCTGCAGCCGTGCGTGTCGGCTCATCTTATCCAGTCCTGGAGTTCGGCGAACCGGGTCGCGTCTCGTTCACACGCGGCGAGGTGGGAGGCAAGAGCCGCTCCAACCTCTCCCGCGTCGCTGGACTCTCCGGCGGCACCATCAGGGACGGGGGCGGTGTCGTGACCGGGCAGGGGACAGGCTTGTGAGCGCAGCCGCCCAGCAAGGTCACGACCACGCCGGTCAGCAGCACCGAGTTTCGCTTGTAGGTCACGCTCTACCC